TTGGGGCTAGAGAACCACGTATCCTCTCAACATTTATATAATAGCATAAAAAAGCACCCTGTGTGGGTGCTTGTGACAGTTTGTAATGTGTCTACTCATCGCAGCAAAGGAAAGTTTTGGTGTGTAGACTCTAATGATATTATAAAGAAACGCATAATATACCTTGTTTGACCACATCCATATGATGTAGAGGAATGATATACATCAGATCCATACGATACCAAACGATTGTACTGATTCTGCACTCTCATGGTTTCATCATACTTGTCATAATGATCTTGACATATATTTTCAATATTATCAACATGTTCACCAGCATGATGTTTAGCAATAATATCTAAAAAGTTTTCCTGACTTATTGTATAACTATCATCTTTCAATTTGTAAAATGATGTTCCTGTATCCTTCATTGCATCTTTATTAAGATATACAAGACCAGCACAAAGATCTCCATGCTCAGAATCTATATGAATAATACCTTTATTAAGAATACCTTTATGATTATAATCAATCTTAAGGAAATCCATACGAGTATTATAAGAGATTTTATTATTCAAATCCCAATAGATACCAAGTAATTTAAAATGTAGATACTCAAATAATTCTCTATCTATATCACCAATATGGTCTTTAGATGCTACACCAGGATGATTAGTATGACCTGGATCATTATATTCTACATTCTTTGCTAAATTTAAAACATAATCAGGATCATCAAGGAAGTCATCAACTACAAGAGTTGGAAATAATTTCATTAACTAGATTTGCCAGTTGGTTTGTTCTCCCATGTGACATCACCCCATGTATCAACAATATAAGCATGGATGTAATGGTCAGCATCAGGGCATTGTGATTCTAACGGAAACCATGCAGCAGCATTAAGACCAGCAGATGCTTCTTCATCAAATGAAATAGTATTAAATATTCCACCCTGTTTAATGATGTCTAACACATAGTCATCAACAAGAGATGTGTAGTATGTGGTGACTGTTGCCTTTTTAGTTGCATCTAAACTATTATATTTGTCTAGATTAAAATGCACCAAGAATTTTTGATATCTCTGTGCATAACATACAACGAGATCAAATACTGATAAATCTTTACCTTGTATAATCATAATTATGAACCTGCTATCTTATCAATTTCAGCCTGACATTCTGTTAGTAACAGATTTAAAAACTTCTCCTTATCTTCTGTACTAGCCATCATAGATGAATTAGGATCAACAGGGAAATGCTTACTTTGATTATACTCAGCAATGAATGTATCAAAGAATGATCTCTCAGTCCAAGACTTAGTAAGTAAGTAATGTGCCATTCTATCTTTATATCTCTTAAGATAATGTGCTGCTAATGGTAAGAACTGATCATCTGTTGCTAGATAATCTTTTCCAGAATTTAAAGATTCATTCTTATAGATTTTATTATAAAAATCAGGTGAGATAGGAAACTTAGTACCCTCAACATTAGTGGAGAATTCTGTTGTTGTAGGTATATCTCTTAGTTTAGTTCTATACAATGTATACTGTGCTTTAGCAGTAGCATCTAATGGAGAATCAGTAACCATCACCCAATCAGTCTCTGTCAATAAGAAATCTCTTGCAAGTCTTATTGATAATGGAGAAATAGATGTTGCTTTAGCATACATTGAACCCAGTTCATTCTGGAACTCAACATTCTCAATGGCATCAATAGCATACCACCCTTCAACTAACTTATCTTTGAATGTGTCAGCTACAGAACTGGACACCTGTTCCATCTCATAGTCTTTCCATTCGTTAGTATTAGTATTGAAGTTCATGACATACTTTCTGCGTTTAGCAGTATATGTACCATTACTAAAATAATAGAATGATATTAGTTTATCCTTATCAGTATCCCATGTAGGATACATCAAAGGAACTAATGTATCCTTCCAATATGTTTGAGGAATAGGTTTGATAACTCCATTATAAGACAATTCTTGTCCAATAACATTTAATTCAACTTGTAATACTGGTTCGCTTGCCATTGTGCTATTGTATCTCCGTTAGTATTTAGAATGCTTTGATTAAGTACTTACACGTAATGTAAGGTGTAATTAAAGGAACATCATAATCTGGATCAATTGTTCCTTGTGGTTCAACTTTAGTTGTTGATTTCAACGTGATTGTAGCATCACTACACCCAAGACCAGAACTATATGTATAAGAAGGTCCAACTTCACCCTGTACATTATATTCTAAGAAATCAACAGTATTTCTCTTAATAGCACCAGATGAAGGAACAAATACTAGATTAGTTGATTTCTCTTTTTGATATATGTATTCACAAATACCGTAATGATCAACATCTCCATCATTATCAGTACCACCTTGTTCTGATCTTTCTTGATATAACCTAATCTTTGTGGATGGTGCTTTAGCAGCTGCTGGTAATGCAACAGAATATGTATACCATTTAGTATCACCCGATGCACCATCAAATGCTCCACCTTGAGTAACAGCAGGAACAACCATACCACTTAAAGGATCAGTTCTATCTGCTTGTGGATTTATAATAGTATCAATATAAACCCAAGTAGTAGATCCTGCTAGTTGATACTCAACCTTCAATCCTTCCTCTGGCATATCACCACCATTTACACCATTACCTCTACATGCTTTAATTGAAAAATAATTAACATCACTAGTATCTTTTGCAAATAATACAACGTAACGATCTCTATTCGTAGCTTGTCCTGCTCCTCCAAACTTCAAGTAATGAGTATAAGCAGTTCCAGAACCACCTAGATTAATAGTATTTACTGAAGTACCAGAATATACTGTATTAATAAAACTTCCAGCACCTGCACCATGTAAAAGATACGCATAAGGTTGTTCTGTGTATCCTGTATTAGTACCAGAAGCAGTTGATAAAGCAAGACCACTAACTACACCATTTGTCACTGTTGCCGTTCCTTCAGCATGTCCTGTTCCTGTTTGATTATAACCAGTAGCACTAGGTGTACCACTATTAGATTTACCACCACCTCTGAATAATATTGTTGGAACCTGTGTAGATGGGAGTTTAAAACTACCACCAATACCAATACCACTACCATTACTATTAAGAGTTACATCCCATATTGTATCTGTTTGAGATGCTGATTCAATTTCAGTTCCAGGTGGAGTATCTTGTTGACCACCAGCATATCCTGTTATAACTCCAACTCCAACCTTAGCATATCCATCATTACCAGCAGCAGTTGAACCAGAATTACCACTACCAGCAGGAACATTTGCACCACCAGCACCAACTACAACATCAATTGTTGCTGGATTTCCAATTGAACTCCAAGCTACATCTCCTCTCCACATAGAACCAGAACCACCACCACCTCCAGCAGCAGTCCATTTATTACCATTATAAGTTATTGTAGCTTTAGCAGAACCATTCTGATCAGCATGTGATGTTAATTGACCAGAAGCAAAGTAATTACTTTTATATTCAGAAATTCCTTGCTGTCCTCCAACACCACCTTGGTGACCTCCCCAAGCACCAGGAGTTCCACCAGGTCCACCAGGAGCACCACCTCCACCATAATCAGAACCACCGCCAAGTGTTGAACCAGAAGAGACACCTCCACCGCCTCCTCCACCACCACCACCAACACAACCATGTGCTCCCCCAATTCCACCAGAACCAGTACCTATGGATCCAGATGAAGATGTCTGAAGACCAGTATATGTTCCTGCACCACCAGGATATGCACCACCTGATTGTCCTGGACTTTGAGCGTCATTACTTTGAGGATCCTCTCCTCCGTCTGCACCAGCACCGCCACCGCCACCAGCTCCAGCAACTACTTGTGTTCCTCTTCTTAATACAGTAACAGCACCGCCACCACCACCATGTCTAATACCAGCACCTTCTCCACCATATCCACCAGAACCACCATAAGAGTTAGTTCCTTGAGTTCTACCATTTGCTCCACTACCTACAATAACATTCCATCCTGGAGTAGGTGGGTTAAGAAAATCTGCTTCCTCAGTTTCTAATAACTCAAGTGTAACTAATGCACCATATCCACCCATGTTATTATTTGCATTACTACCTGTTAAAACTACATTCTGAACACTTGTCTCTATAATCCTACTACCTTCAGTTAATGCAAGAGAGATATCTTCATTACCTGTGCCAGCGAGAGCTCCACCATAGTTTATCTGTCTATTAATAATAACCGTAGCAAAATCAGGACTTCCTGTAGTAGCATTTGTTACCTTTATCCAACCATAATTGTCAGACTCTATCCTGATATTACAAGTACCTGCATTAGCAGCAGAAATATACAGAAGTGCAAGATGTGTTTGCCATGCACCAGCGTAAGGATCGTTCTCATTATCAGCAGGTATTGATGGGTAGATACCATAACTAACCATATGCGATGTCCAACCATTACCAGGATTATTTGATGTGCCTACCTGATCCCAAGAACCCTTTTTAGCAAGTGAATTGGTAATTTCTGTTCCTCCACTATTAGTCAAACGCCATGATAATGATGCTGGATTATTATACCAATGATTAGCTGTTCCTCTATTCCATGCATTTCCACCTCTTCCACCTTTAAGTTCAAATTGAACTAAGTTGATACCACCTGTAGGCATAGGATTATTATTGTCAGCACCAAATGAACCATCAGACGTTAATGTTTCTGTCCAAGTACCACTCAATCCACCAAGTAATACCCTACATCCATCAGATCCTTTACCTTTATCACCAGCAACTACTTGATTAAAAACAGATGCACCACCTACTCCACCACCACCTGGATCAGTGGAGTTTGTTGCCTCTGGATATTCATTAGCAGCACCACTACCACCTGGTTGTCCTGCAACTGCAATAACTGGATCTGCCGTACCAGTTTCAGTTGCTGTTCCTGCATTTCCTGGTTGTCCTCCAATAACACCATTAGAAGCACCTCCACCAGATCCACCACCTGCATTAAGAATTAAGGTTGATCCACATGATAATGTCGTAGGATCACCATCGTTACCAGCAGTGTTACCAGAAGCACCAGATCCACCACCTCCACATAACTCATATATCAATTTATCAGGTGTACCTGTAATAGTACTAATATTGATAGAATAACTACCAGGATTAGGATATGTCCATGATTGTGTATAATCATATTGTGCTTGACCACCAGTAGTAATCAACCTACCACCTATATTTGATGTAGCAGTATGTTTTATTAGTACTGGGTTTCCTATAGCAGTCTGAAATTCATAATATCCTGAATTTGAAGCACCAGAAGCAAGATAAAACTGATCATCATATGCTTTTTCACTAGTATATCCTGGTTGTGGTTGATATTCTGTGCCAGTTGCTGTTGACACATCAGGCACATCTTTAATTGAACCAACTCCTTCAGCACCACCCTTATAATCCATATAATCATAAGTAGCAACGGTATTGTTAACAATAGGATTTCTCAATAAAGCATGTTGATGTTCTAATACAACACCTGTAGTTGGATACCATCTTGATAATCTACCAGTATCAGGTTTATATCCTTGAATATATCTATCACCACTCGCAAATCCCGACCAAGTACTATCACCAGGTATAGTTGTATATACTGAATGACTATGCTGGAAAATTGATGGCAACTTCTTATTCTCCATAGTCACCTTGACTGTTTGAGATCCAATAATCGTACACTCAACTGTTTCAACTACCTTCTCATATCCCGTAGTTGTTATTCTACCTAATGAAAAATAATCATCCTGTTGATTCTGATCCAAATACCATGCTCCACCAGTAACCCCAACAGCCATTGAAGCATTACCTACCGTTGGTGAATTACTTCCAAATACAGGTCCGTTACCAACAATCTTTTTAGTAACAGTATCAGGAACTTTAAATGTACCTAGATATTGATCTCCATAATTCTCCCATATATTAGCAGTGTTAATACTTTGAATAACTCCATTATTTAACCTAACAGAAAATGTAGCACTAGTTCCATCTGCTACTGTGACAGTTGGTGTAGAGGTATATCCTGATCCTGGATTTAAAACATCTACTGCTAAAATACCACCAGTACCATTAACCGATTTAACTGATGCCGTTGCTTGTGTTCCACCAGCAGGGGGAGCTGATATAGTTACAACAGAGGTTATTCCATATCCAGATCCAGCAGCAGTTACATCAATACCACTACTTACTCTTCCACCATAATTAATTCCAATTATCTCAAATAGTGATGGATAATCTTTAATATTATATTCTGTTCCATCACAATAAAGATACCCATCATGAGTATAAGCAGGATCATCACCTAGTTGATATGCATTACCAACAATCTCGTCTAATTTATGAGGATTGGTTGCTTTATTAATAAAACTATGGTCATATGAATTAGCACCTGTTTTTAAATTGGGTACTATAGAACCAACAGGTGTAGTATCCTGATAACAATCAGTATAATATCCTCTTCTTGTATTTCTATAACTCTGTACCATGATTAGATCTTAATTAAATACTCCATTACGATGAAGGGTTGACATGCAGAATCAATTGATATAGATTTATTTACTCCAATATCAAATGTTGTTTCTAAATTCTCTGGATCAATTGAAATTGCATTAGTCTTGACTTTATAGTCATGATCTCCTTTTTCTAGTCTAACCCTATGACTATGTAGGGTAGGAATAACACCTGCACTAATTGGAATATCAGCAGTATCTACCTCATCATTGTCTACATCAACAGTAGCGGTAGTGCTAACAGCAGATTCATTAGATTGTAGAGGAACAACGTCTGTTAGTTGTGCATTATTCCAATCTACTGGCATACCAGTAACACCTGTAACATATGTTGCAGGAACACTTACAGCACTATCAAGAGAATCAAAACCACTAATAGTAGTCCAAGAACCATTACTAGTACATCCAAGAATAGGAAATCCTGCTGTATTCCTATATTTTGTAACATTGACACGATCAGGAGATCCAACTAATGTTCCTCCATGAACCATATATGCTGAGTTATTAAGACAACCAAATTCAAATCCTTCACTAGATCCAACCTTATACTTACCACTATTTTCATTAGCAATACAACCACCAGCATAACCAGTTTGAAATCCCCAACCACTACCATAAAGAGGATTGCCTGATGGTGGTGGGTTGTTTGGATCCCAGTTATCTAAAGCATTACATGGTTGTGCTCCACTTCCAGGTGGGTTAAGACTCTGACCAGTTGCTCCAACTTGTGCTGGACCTGAGATAGCAGCATTATTATCATATAATGTATTATCTAACCAATCTTGTAAAGCAATTGTTGATCCATTCTTTAATCCAGTTTTTCCTCTTGGACTAGGATGATCATTATCTGTTTCTAATTGTGTTGGTTGTGCTCTTAATCTAGATCTGTTAGTACCACTAAAGTGTACGTGTGGATGTATGGCATTCTCTTCTGGACCTTCTGATTCAGTATAATGAGTTGCTCCTGCATAATTCCATCCAGGTTTTCCTCTAAGCTCAACCTCTTGACTAGGAACATTAATACTTCCTGTATATGATACTCTAACACTACTAGTGCCAATCGCTGCTTCAGAATCTATACCTATTCCCGATCTACTCTTCTCTGTATTAGTTGTATCATCAACCTTTCTTATATTATTATAAACACCAGCGTTAGCACCTGTTGTAGGTTCAGGATACTTGGAACCTAAATCAGGAACCTTAAATTGATTATCGTTAACAGTATCAACGTCAGTACCATCTAGATTTTTTCTAATAAATTTATTATTAGTTCCTGTACCTAATATAGCAGCAAGTTGAGGATAATCTGCTGCAAAATATACTGATCCATCACACTTCAAATAACCTGCTGGTAATACTTTTTTAGTTGATGCATCGTCTGGTGTTCCATTATAAGTTACTGGCCAATTGATAACCTGACCCGTCAAATGTCCATATTTTGCTCTTTCCTTGTTGTAAATTACTGCCATTAGTATGCCTTTATAATGAATGTCATTGTTAACGAAGGTTGAGTAGTATCTACTGCTATATTTAATGCATTTTCAATACTCTCTGCTTGTAAAGAAGATCCATCAGCATTAGATGCTGTATGTGATGGTGGTCCTACCATAGTACCAAGAGTCTGAGCAATTTCAAACCCACCATGATTATGTGATCTAAACTGTTGCTCTAATGGATTCTTATTTTCAGCACCTTGATTCATTGAAGTAGGCCAAGTACCATCTCTAAAAGAAAGTGAAGCAGTTGCTGTTCCCCATCCAGCTGGAGTATCAGTTTGACCACCACCCATGTTCTGATTCAATAGTATTTTATAATTACCACCTGTTGCTGTATTATTAGCATCCTTTACCCATTCAATAGACTGAATATATGTTCCTTCAGGTATCCACTTATACTTATCACTTGTAGTAGTTGTAGTAACATACATTAAAGGACGTATTAAATCCCATTGCTTCCATACATCACTACCAGTACCATACTGTTGACTAATATCAGTACCATCAGGTAATATAATTTCATTTGAATTTTCGGTTATGGTACAACCACCAACTACCTTTGCTGTTCTCATTTCAGGAGAATCTTTTAATCCATCTGCCCTTGTTGGAGTAGTACCACCCAAAGGTGTATAACCATAAAAATTTGGTCTATTCCTATTGCTCATTGGTCTAGGAAACATTCCTTGCATAGCAGGTTGTGCATGAGTATCTACTGGAACTGTATCAACAATCTGAGCAGTAGCTTCTATAGATGGAATTGTCTGCGTATATGCTTGTGTTTTAGGTCCAGCACCTCTAGTAGCACCTCGCCAGTTACTAGCACCAGCAGGAACTGTGTCCCAATAATTCTTACCAGCATTCACACCATCAGTGGTAAATTCCATAAAGGATCCAGTAAAAGGAAGTGTATGTTCATATTCACTATTACCATGATATGACATAGAAACAGAACCATCTCTCCAACTATGTGGATTAGCTTGCTTAAATTTACATTGATATGGTGTAATTGATGCAGGACAACCATTACTAAATCCTGTGGTTCCATCCATTTCAATACCAGCATCAGTCTGGAATACCATTGCTCCTTTTTGATCATCTTGAACAGATGGAACCTGATCAACATGACCGTGTGATGGTGTATGGTTAACACCCAATTTACGATTGAGTGTGTAAATTGTCTCCAAGAAATCAGGAGCAGTCAGAGTCATATTAGTAAACTTAAGATATAAATTACCACTAAGATTTAAACTAAAATCTATATCAGCATTAGCAGACCATGATGTCTTTATAACACTAGCAGCAGTTTCTCCATATGAATCAATTAATGCACCAATTTTCTTTCCTGTATTATCAATAACAACATCTTTCCAACCAGTTTGATTTTGATCATACTTAGCATCATCCATATGGGTTGGTTCTAAATCAACCATTAATCTATTTGATAAATTAGGCAATCTAAATGTTGCAGTGTTTGAACCATCAACAGTATCTACATATGGAAATGTATAATGACCACCACCAGAAGCAGTCATATCACCACCATAAGTATCACCCAATATAGATGCTAATAATGGATAATCAGAAGCAGTATGTGTTGTGCCATTACATACTATCCATCCTTTAGGAATATTAGAAGCAAGAAATCCATTGCCTCCATCACCACCCCAAGGTAGGATTGTACCCACCTTGGCAGTTTTCATACTTTTAACAGAACTGTAATATGTTGCCATTTATAACTCCATTAGCCACCACCCTCTTAACGAAGGTGGTATTGTTTGTGCGTTTGCAGAACCTTCAATGTCAACCGCACCAGCAAATACTAGTCCGAATGAAGCATTTCGTGTCTGAATAATTAATTCTCCAGAATCCCATGCAGTTGTATTAGTCACATTGGATCCTGCACCAACCTTAGTACCAACTGTATCACCCTGAATCGCAGTAGAAATATTAGAGATTTTAAGTGCTCTAAGGATTAAACTTGTATTATATGTCAGATTACCACTAAGTTCGGTAAGTCTAATCATATCACCAGTCTGTGCATCATCAGGTAAGTAAAGAACCATGTTAGCACCAGAAGATGTATTGATAAGATAATTATTATTACACTCTAGTGGGTTAGCTTGTTGCTGTCCAATACCTGTTGTAGGATCATATGCAACATATGTATGTCTTCTACCACCATTTCCTGTCCAATATTTCTCAATACCGAATGAATCAATGGCGTTGTTTTGATAGATCTTGAAGTCTTTTGGTTTTGTTGCTCCAGAAGCACCAAGGTTATCAATATGGAAGACATGTTCAGAAGCAATTTCAGCAGCGGAAATTTTTCCTTTCTGATAGAATTTCTGACCGATTTGAGTATCACCAGTCAGTGCAGTAACCTTAAAGGTTGTTGTACCGACACAATCACCAAATGCCTGACAATCTTTAGACTTAACTTCAAGATTACCGTGGACAGTTCCAGGTCCATAAAGTTGCATACCAGTAGTTTTGAAGACGGTATCTTCAACCGAACCATCACCGAGGTGACCATCATCGTTTGCAACTGAGAATACAGGAGTAACTCCATCAGAACCATAGATTCTAAGATTACCACTAGTAATCTCTACATCACCATGATTAGTAATCTTACCACCACCATATAGATCTATTAATGCTGTACCAGTAGTATTTGGATTTCTGATACTCTTAGGCATCTTAACAGCATATTCAATATCAAGTCCACCAGTACCACTGTAACTACCACCACCATGAACACTGTCAGGTATAAACCACTCTTCTCCAATTCTTACATACTGTACATAATCAAGTTTTGGTTGAATTAGATCAGCATTCTTAAGTCCAATCTCAAGTCTTTGATCAAATGTATTAGGTGATCTTGCTATAATAGCAGATGCTCTTGCTGCACGTGTAGCAGGAATATCATGCAATAATGTAGTAGTCATTGCATACTTATTAAGTTTAACAACCTCACTACCAACTGTCCATGATTGTGCTACTGTACTTTCTATCTTATTAGAAGCAGATCCACGACCACCGTTAGGATAACTAGTATTTGTAGCGAAATTCAATACCTGATCAGTACCAGATAGAGTTGAAGTAGAAGTAATCTGTGCTATCTCAATTGCAGATGTTCCACTGTAGATAGCAATAAGATCTCCAACAACAAACTTAAGATAATTTGATGCAACCTTCATGCTGCTATCAGATATACCTACAACAGACGAAATTGTTGTCTTAGGTCCATCTGACTGAACAGACTGTGGATCGTGCTTGTATGTGTAAACAACATCACTGTCCTTAGCATATGCAGCAGGAGAACTACCAAATGCCTCAGAAACCATGAACACAGTACCGTGTTGGTTACCAATCTGTGTGTCACCTGTACAAGTGTCAACCTCAAACGTCTTAATACCACTACCATTTGTTATAGTCAACTTCTTGTTAGTAGTTGCGTTAACATATGGTGTTGTGCATGTACCATTTAAAGTAAGACTACCAGTATAATACTGATCACCATTGATAGTTACATCACCTGTTACAGAGTTAACTTCAAAGACTGTTATTGGGTTGCTTGTATCACAACCATTCTTAACTGATAGCTTCTTAGCAACCTGTGAGAGTGTCTCCTTAAGTTCAAATATCTCACCATCGTCACCAGTTGTAGTACGTGTGATGATTACATAATCACCTGGAGCAGTAGTGCTTACATAAGCAGCATCTCCACCAGTAGTACGGTTTGAACGTCCAACTAAACTACCACCAAACTGAGCAAGATATACATTATCTTCTGTGCCAGCACCGTCAATAACAGCAGTTATCCAAGTAGCATTGTATTGTACAGTACACTTGTAGATAGCAGTTTCGTCAGGATGATCTGTCCTTACCCCAGAAAGAGTTCCAAATGGCATTCTCTCTACTTCAATGTAGTATGGTGTAGAGTTAATCTGTGGTAAACGTGTTACCTTAACAAACTCAGCATGTCTACTAGATTGCTCAACAGTATCAATAAGTAGAATATCATTCTCGTTATAGTACTGAGCACCATTAACATCATAAGGTGTCTTCTTAAGTGGTAAGTAGTACTTGTTACCAGTCAATACTGGGAATGTAGCAGCACTTTGTCCAGCAGGTGTTGCTTGGAATGCAGTGCTACCCCAATCACCAGTACCAGCAGTATCAATTTCATTGTACTCACCTGTTGATGTGCTAGATGCAGCAGCTGCAACAGTAATTAAATCAACATTACTATTGTATTGATTACCACCAAGAACACCACTTGCATGAGTCTGTATACCAGATCCTGCTTGTGCTCT